TAAGTTAATTGCTGACAAGTCAGCTGGACCTGGCTAATTATTTCTTACGTTTGCGTTCAAAGTGGAGATCTATTCTCAATTTGCCATAGTACAAAATACCAAGCCAGATTGAGAATGCAACTCCATCAAACCAACTTAGACTATGCCAAGCTTCTACAGCTCCATCCATGTCTCATATTTTTTTAGTTAAGTCCATCATCTCACATGGACATATGCAACCATTACCACCACAAGGTCAACTCGTTGTTATTATTTGTGCTTTATTATTTTTTATGATTGGTTATGGTTTATATGAAACCTTTGGTCCAGGGGCAAAAGAACTTAGAGATACCATTGATGAACATGCCAAAATGCATGAACTAGGTATTGCTCATGGACATACAAAGAAAAAATAAAGACTGCTATCGTTAATATATAGTTAATAAATTAGATGGATCAAGTTCCAATTCCTCGCTTAACTTTAAGCTTTTCAGTTGATTTAGATGTAGATTACGATCCATTTAAAGGTAAGACACAACAAGAGTTTGTTAAATATATTGAAGCTGAATTACACGAAGTCTTATTTGACATTAACCCTGCGGTTAAAAACGCTTATACTTCAATTATAGCCATAGAGGAAAATGACAAACAAAGCTGATCAAATCGGTACTCGTCAATGGGTAGAAGAAAATAATCGCAGAGTAATTTTTCAAAATCATATGTATAAATGTGCAGGACGAGATAATCCTGAACATGAAAAACATGGTTTATTTACTGGTTTATGGGAAGACTTTTGTTTAAATGAAGCTGGTATTGCACAACGAGATCAATGGTTTGAACGTATGCAATTTGTTCAAGATGTTAAAGATGGAAAAATAAAAATAGAAGACCAAATCCCAAGACCTGAAGAAGAAATTGCATATGATTTTAGTATTTCTAATGCTTCTGATCCAGTAGATGACTATTTTAATTGTTCATCTGAATGTGATATTGATGATCAAGAATGCAAAGACATCTGTTTAGATGAATTAAAAAAACCTGTAATAGAAGAATTTAATGATTTCTCAGTTATTCAAGCCGATTCACCACATCAAGCTGCTATAACTAAATGAATTGTTATCTATGTGATTCTGTTCTACAAGTTAGTAGTAATATTGATATTCCAGAACATGAACTTTATAACATAATTACTTTTTTAGATTGCCCTAAATGTAATGCTTCCATAGAATTTTATCATCCAAGAGATCAAGCTGATTCTGCTTCTGTCCAATGTTCAATACGATGACAGTTACTACATAAAGCAACACACTTATCAATTTCTTTCATAATTGTTTTCCAACCGTAACCAACACCTACCATTCTAGAAATACATTCTTCTTTATCACAAAGATGATGGAATTCTAAAACACGATAATCAGATACTCCACATACCTTGCAGCATAATGTTTTCTTATATTTAATCATCTTTTGACGATTCTTACGAATTCGCTTTTTATCGTCTTTCCAGCTCATGATTAATACTTAAGTATTACTCTTTCCAAATCCATCCTATTTGATATTCATCTATATACGGATCTAAATTTAATGCATTCATTAGTTCTCCAATAAGCCGACCTTTCCCTAGTAGTCTGCCATCTGCTGCTCTTAAATTATCATCTACAACAATTAAAGTTCCTGGTTTGATAATATTTTTAGCTGCAAATAATTCTTTTAAATGATGAGAAGATGATTCCCAATCATTTCCCCAGTCTGTGATGTTAAATGAATCTAAATAAAGTAAATCTACTTTTCCTTCTAAATAACCAAGCTCTTCTACTGAGTCACCACAAATAACTTCAACTTTATTACTAGTATTATCTCTGGCAAGCTTACATGCTTTAGGGTTAATATCAATTGCTATAACATTACCTCCTCGGTGCTTTACATAATTATCAAACAATAATGTAGAACAACCATCACCACTATAATTGTCTTCTTCCCTGTAGCAGCCTGTTTCTACAATGAAGACTTCTTTACATTTAAGCTTGTCTAAATACTTAAAAATTTTCTTAAAACTACCTGATCTTCCTGCTAAATTGTTAGATACTTCATCAAAATATTCTGTCCAAAAAGTCATTTTGTTTTAAACTTACCTTCTTGAGTATAACTAATTTCTTTAATTTGCCAGCAAAAATATTATTTTTTCTCCTATACTTGACAAGGACGCTAACCTAAATTCAAAGGAATTTAAAATTTAATGAAAGCAATTGCCGATATTCCTGATACGAAACTACTAGAAGATATAAATAAAACTCCTGCACGTATAACTTTAAATGGTAAACGCCATTACACCACTCCTTTATTTACTGGACCAGCTCCGTCGGTTACAACAATAATTTCTGAAACTGCATCTGAACAAAATAAAAAAAAGTTAGAAATGTGGTCGAAAGCAAATCCAGGTGTAAAAGAAAAAGCAGCTGAACGTGGTACAGCTATTCATTATGGAATGGAACAATATTTAAAAGGAAATAAAGAACCAGAAATAGCGGAAGATTATTTAGACTTTTGGTCTGGGATGCCAAAAATACTTGATCAATTTGGAGATGTACTTTGGGCTGAATCTCCAGTTTTAGAATCTTTTAACTTTACAATGGGTGCTGATGAAGTTGCTCGTGTTTGGGGAGCTGATGAAGAAGGTCGAGCTTGGGCAGGTGCTCCTGATATTATTGCTTTTGCAAATGGGAAATTAACTTTAGCTGATTTAAAAACTAGTGTTAAACCTTATAGTCGTAAGTGGCCTAAAGAATATGAAAAAGGTTCTAAAGAATGGAGAGATTTGTTAGGTGGTTATATGAAATTTAAAAAAACATGTAAACAATTGGCTGCTTATGATCTTGCTATACAACAAACATTAGACGTTAAAGTTGATCAAGCTGCCATATTAGTATCAACACCTTTACGTACTCAAGTATTTAAAATATCAAGAAAGTTTTTAGATAAACTACATGTTGATTGGTTAAAAATTGTAGAAGAATATTATAAACAAATTGATAATTGTAATGTATATGATGCAGATTCTGTATAAAATCTAACCTTAATATTTTGAATAATTCATTTCAGATTATTCGCACTAGGATAATAGAACACGGAAAAAATAGTTGCCAATGGAAATCAAAGTTTCCGTTGGTGAATGGATGAATAGCTTACAAAATCGTATGAATAATGCGGTTGAGGGGGATTGTTTTCATTTACCAACTACAATGCATATTCATGCATTTACGCTATTAAAGGAAGAGTTCTTTCCTAACAAGAATTTTAAATTCATCCTTAGTGACACCCAAAATCAAACTTCATGACAAACATCAAAAGACAAGCAGTTCGTCCAGGGGAAATTAGACTTGATTTTATTTCTGCTGAATGGCCTTTAACTCCATTAGGAGCTAATAAAGATCCGTACACTTCAGGTTGGCAAAACAAACCTTATAGTGTTCATGATATTGAAAAAGAATTATCAACTGGTAAATGTAAAGCCGTTGGTCTTCTTTCTGGACCAGTATATAATTTACCTTATGGATTAATTTGGGTAGATATAGATGGTCCTAGTGTTTATAATTTAATTGAAGATTTAGCAGGTGATAGTGCAGATAAAGTTTTACCTAAAACATTAACAATTCTTAGTGGAAAAATAGGTAGAGAAAGAAAACTTTATCGTTTAAATCGTGATAAACATAAACACTTTATAAGAAATAAATATACATGGCATGGAGAAACAGCTAAAGAAAAATTAGAAATTTTATGGAAAAGACATCAAGGTGTTTTGATGGGATTACATCCAGATACTGGTGGATACTATACAGCTACTGGTGAAGGATTTGAATGTTGTAAAGATTTACCTGAATTACCTGATTGGATATTAAATTGCATCATTAATAAAAATGTAAAACAAGGTGCTCCTGCAAAAGAAACGACTAGAATAGTAGGCCCATCCTTTGCCTTAAATGCCGAAGCTTCTCTCGAACGAGACATGCAAATTGCTACTGAAGCTATGTGGGCTATGCCTCCAGAAGCCGCAGATGATTACGACATTTGGATTACTGTTGGTCAGTCGCTTCATTCGCTTGATGATTCATTATTGGAGATTTGGGACGAATGGTCTAAACAATCTGAAAAGTATAAACATGGAGACTGTCAACAACGTTGGAAAACTTTTGATAAAGGTGGAGCGAGAACTCTTGGTTCTTTAATTCATCATGCAAAAGAAAATGGATGGATTCCATCTCAAGAACATAAAGTAATTGCACCAGAAATTGACGACAAATTATTAGAGGAAGCTTCAAAAATGTTAGTTGAATTTGATTCTGTTCCATCTCAAACTAATAAAAAAATAATACATAAACAACCAGTAAAAACAAGAGGGAAAGAACAAAAGCCTCGCAATCCTTCTTCAGATGTTATTGCTAATGTTTTATTACAAACTTACGATGGTAATTTAAAATATAGTCAATCACAAGATTGTTTCTTTAATTATAATTATCATTCAACAGGATTGTGGTCTGGTTTAACAGACACAGAAATGAAAGGTGAAATAAAAAATAGATTAGAACTAGTAAAAGATCAACTATTACCAAATGGTTATAGTATGAATCTTGTTAATGATGTATTAGAACAATTAAGAGTAACAGTTATATTTGATGATTGGTATGAAGGTAATAAACATTTGTTATTTCAAAATGGAATTCTTGTAGTTGAAACAAGAGAATTATTACCATTTAATAGAGAGATGTATATGACACAACAATTACCTTATAATTATGATTCTACTGCTACATGTGAACCAATAATTAAATGGTTAAAATATATTCAAGATGATAGCTGGGGAAGAGTTCAAGTACTTAGAGCTTGGTTACGAGCAGTATTATTAAGTCATTCAGATATGCAAAAGTTTGTTGAAATTGTAGGTCCAGGTAAGTCTGGTAAATCTACATATTCAAACCTTGCTCATGCTTTAGTAGGCGATACAAATGCTATCATTTCTTCTCTTGATCACTTAGAAAAAAGTAGATTTGAAACAGCTAATTTATATAAAAAGAAACTACTTTTATTTAATGATGTTGAAAGATATGGTGGTTCAGTTTCAGTATTAAAAGCATTAACAGGTCGTGATTTAATTCGGAATGAACGTAAATTTCAATCTGGTTCATTAAAGCCGTTTAAATTTAATGGGTTGGTAATGATAACTGCAAATGAACCAATACAAACAACAGATCCTACATCTGGGCTTGCACGTCGTCGTCTTACTATTCCTTTTGATCGACCTTTCACTGGTAGTTCAGCTGAACAACGCACCTTAATTGATATGGATGATAGAGGAAATCCTTTTGGGGATTTTGCTTCTCTACTTCCAGGATTAGTTAATTGGTTATTAGATATGACTGAACAGGAAATGCGTGAACATATTATTGAAACAAATAATAAAGTTAAATTCTTTACTAAATATAATCAAGAACAAATATTAAAATCTAATCCAATTATGGATTGGATGGATCATTGTTTAGTTTTTGATCCAGATACTTCTGCTCCTGTTGGTCTTGCTAAAAAATCTCAACCAGGATCGACAAATGTCTTTATGTCTTGGGATAAGTGGCTTTATGCAAGCTATTGTGAATTTTCCAAAGCTTCAAATAATAATATGCTTGGTCGTAGTCGTTTTGAAACTTTATTAATGGATGTTTGCGTACATCAACTTCGTTTAAATATTTATAAATTTAAAGATACTAGAGGAATGAGAGTAAAAAATATTTCATGTAGAGCTTCTGATCCTAAATACTCAGATTATCCTTCAATTATTAATGTTGGATTAAATAAAGAAAGATGGAGAGGAGAATATGGAGATGTTCTTGATAAGAAAGAAAAACAAGATGGGTAATTAACTATTACTATTTTTCTGTAATCTATGTATATTTAATACAGAAAGAAAAAAGTAATGCCAAAAAAACCCAAACTTTTATGGTGTGGTGATATTGTTGCAAGAACTGGTTTTGCTCGTGTTACCGAAAATATACTTCCAACACTTGCTAAAAAATTTAATATTGTTGTTTTAGGAAACAATTGGTGGGGTGATCCTACTCCACTACAGAAGAAATATAAAATGTATCCTTCTTCTAATCGTTTTCAAACTGCTCCTTTTGGAGAACAACGTATAAGAGAAATTGTTCAAATAGAAAAACCTGATTTGGTTTTTACTATTAATGATATGTGGATTATTAATGAACAATATAAACAAATAAAAGATCTACATAAAGAAAAGAAATTTAAATTTGTTGGCTATTCACCAATGGATTCTTATGGTTGGACTGGTTGTTTAGCTGATACTGCTAATGAATGGGATGCAATAGTTTCTTATACACAATTTGGTGCTTATGAATTTATTCAAGGAGGAATTACAAAACCAATAGCAGTAATACCTCATGGTGTAACACCAGGGCAGTTCTATCCAAAAGATAAAAAAGAATGTAGAAAAGAATTAGGTATAAAAGAAGATATATTTATTGTCTTTAATGGCAATCGAAATCAATTTCGTAAACGTATTGATATAACAATTACTGCATTTGCCAAGTTTGCAAAGGATAAGCCTGATACCCAGCTGTACTTACATATGGGTAAAAAAGATCAAGGTTGGGACATTATGAATTTATTTGATCGAGAGATGAAACGAAATAAATTAGATCCAAATAATCGTATTATTTTGACAGCAGATGTAGAAGGTCCTCCAAGTGTGGATGTAGAAATGTTGAATACTATTTATAATGCTGCAGATGTTGGAATAAATACTTGTAAAGGTGAAGGCTGGGGTCTTGTTAGTTTTGAACATGCAGCTTGTAAAATTGCTCAAGTTGTTCCAGGGCATACATCTTGTAAAGAAATTTTTGAAGGTTATGGACAACTTATACGTTGCGATCATATAGATACAGATACTAATTTTGGTAGAGAAATGCCTTGTCCTTCTACCGATCATTTAGTAGAAATATTAAATGAACTTTATAAGGATAAAAAGAAATTAGAAGCCACAGCTGAACTTTGTTATACCAGAGCTTTAGATGAACAATTTAGTTGGACAACTATTGCAATGCAATTCTCAGGTTTATTTCAGGATACTTTAGATGAAATAAGTCATGACTCTAAAAAAGAAAAAGTTACTAAGAAAAAAATTCGTAAGAAGAGGAAAATAGGTAATGCTTAAAAAAATCACCTTTCGTCCTTGGGGTTGGTGGCAAGCATTATTTAAAGGACCTGGCTATTTAGCCAAGATTATTAATGTAAAAAAAGGACAACAACTTAGTCTTCAGTATCACAAGCATCGTAGTGAAACTTGGATTATTGCATCAGGTAAAGGAGAAGTTTTTGCAAATGGTATATGGCAAAAAGCTAGAACTGGGAAATGTATCCATATTCCTGTTATGGGAATTCATCGTATAAAAGCAAGTGATACAGACTTAGTTCTTATAGAAGTTCAATTTGGGGAAAAAATTTCTGAAGACGACATCGTAAGAATTGAAGATGATTATGGAAGAGAGCAGGAAAACACAGAATGAATCTTTTTTTTCTTAAATATGAAATAAATTACACTTTCATTCTTAGTTTTTAATAGATATAATTTAGGTAATAGAAAAAATTATGGAAGCTCCATCAGTATTATTCTTAGTTCCTGCATATGGTGGGAACATAATGACAAGTTCATTTCATAGTTTTTTAAATTTTTATTCTTATGCAGATGACAATGGTATTGAATGTGAAGTAAAAACATTATCAACATGTTCTCTTATTCCATTAGGTAGAAATTTAATGGTTACAGATGCATTACAACAAAATGATTGGACTCATATTTTTTGGATTGATGCAGATGTTGTATGGAAGCCAGAACAAGTTCATTATTTATTAGCTGCTGATAAAGATATAGTGGCAGGACATTATCCAGCAAAAAATTTACCTTTAAAACGTGCATCTGGTCCTGACAAAATTAAAGCTGAAATTTTAAACCGTTTTGGCTTGAAAAATGCAAATCATATTCTTGCTGAAAAAATTATCAAACAAGAAATAAAAGAAGGTTCAGAATTTATTGAATCTTCTTTTTTAACAACAGGATTTATGTGTATCAAAAGAAAAGTAATTGAAGATATGGTAAAACATTACGTTGATTTAAATTTTATTTACCAAGGTAGAGAGCATTGTGGAATTTTTAATACAATGATTGATCATGAAAGAAGTAATTTATTTTTAGGTGAAGATTATTCTTTTGTAAAACGTGCTAATAAATTAGGTTTTAGAAGTTTCTTAGCCAAGAAAATAGATTTAGGACATGTTGGTCCATATCAATTTTCAACTGAAAAGGAAGAAAAGCTTATAAAACACTATATAACCGAGAATGAAAGTGTAATTTAACTTAAGACATAAGAAAATTTAAGTTCATTCTGGGTTTTAATGTATGTCTCGTAACTACAAACCAATGCCTAGTCTCTGGAGATTAGAAGAATTATTTAAATTATCGACTCAGTATCCTAGTGGTCTTGAATGGATTGTAGATAAAGCTGGGTATAAAAAAGGAGATTCAGTAGGAAAAATTAATAAATCTACAGGTTATTACATGGTATCAGTTGATAATGAAGCATATTTAGCACATCGAATTGTATATTATTTACGTACAAAAGAATCACCTGATACACATGGTGTCCAACATAATTTTTCTAATAAATTAAAAGATAATCGTTTAGAATTACGTGCTACTTATAGAAATACATTTATTAAAAATTAATTATGGATACTTCAGAAGAACATGCAATATTTCGCCATATCAAGAATATAGATCGACTTACAGAAGATGAATTAAAAAAAGAAGGATATTATCGAGGTTTTCCTTGTTGTCACGGACATACAATTAGAGATACTAAAGAACATTGGTGCTATCACTGCGTTTTAAAAATTAAATCTAATATTTGTGGCTTTGATGTAAATTATTTAGATATTAATTACAAAACAAAATATTATAAATTATGGCATCATATTAATGTTAAAAATTCTGATGACTGTTGGGAAGCAAGTCTTCCAGGAAAAAGAGGATTACATCGAGTTTGTTTTCCTTCTTATAGAACTCAATATAGCTGTCAAAAATCAGAAAATGTAACTGCTCATAAAGCTATTTATCAATGTTCATGGGGTGATATAGGAACAATGTTTGTAACAAGAATTTGTGGGAATCCATGGTGTCTTAATCCTTTACATATGATTTCGAGATGGAATAGAGATAATTTTCCTCAGAAAGTAAATCCTTTTGTTTTAAAGTTTGATGCTCAAAAATTAATGAGAATAAGTAAAGCAAAATTATTAAATAGAGAACAGGAAGTAATTGAAGAAAAATATTTTAAAACTATCAAACATCCTTTACATGTTAAAGATGCCCCCGATTATGATGAAGGATAGAATAATGTTTAAAATTAATAATGTCTCGGAATCAGACTACACAACGTCAAAGAACAGCAAATAATCCTTTACTTGTTGGTAGTTTTGATGAAACTTCTATACGTTATTTAACAGGTAAACTTGGAGCTACTCATACTCCAGGTTCAGGAGGTTATGGCGGAGGTACTTTAAATCATTGGTTTAAATTTAAAATTGAAACTACTGCATGGATTATTTTAACGAAAGGAGGTGGATGGGAAAAATGGTTTAATATTTCTGCTTATGATATTAATCGAAATCCTATTGTTGGAAGAGGTATTTTTGATGCAGATAGTGTTAGTTTTAATGATGATGGAACAATAGAAAATCCTTATGTAGGCCATATTATGGCTGCTGGATCTAATTTATATAATAATTTTGATGGTAGAAGATTAGATAAAGGAGACTCTCGGTACTATGCCTTAGATATAGGAGAATATTTATTATGTGTTTCTAGTACATTAAATACACCTTTTGACTATGCTGTAGGTGTAGTTATAGAAATTGCAGATCCTTTCCCTGTATTACTAACAGAAGATTATGATCGTTTGTTATTTGAAAATACAGATTCACAAGATGACTTTATTTGTGATACAACTCCTAATTACACAGGAGCTGATAGTCACGAACATTCATTAAAAGAATGGCAAACTGCCTGGAGTAGAGAAAGACAAGCTTACGAAAAATTCCCAGATATTCTCGTTCCTTTAACTACTAAACCTTAAGGTATTTATTATGACTTTATATAAAGAAGTTCTTAAACATGATTTTGATAGTAGTCAATTTGAAATAGATCGTATAAACAACCAACCTTATTTAGGATGGGATGATACTGTCTATGATGACATAGCTATTAATAGTGCAAAAGCTTTGGAAGAAAGAAGAAAAGAATTAGAAGCAGAAAGAATTGAAGAAATGGATTTATATTGTGAAATGAAATATGGAAAATATCCATATAAAGAAGAAGCACAAAAAGTTTTAAATAGAGATCTAAGATCTAAGTTTATAATTGATTGTGCCAATACACCTTATTTACAACAATGTAAGGTTTATGATTGTTAATTTTTAAAATGGATAATGACTTTAAGAATTCAGAGAAACAAAAGAGTTTCGATCAGTCGTCTGCCAGGAAATTATATTTTGAAGTTGAGGTTAATACCATGGATATATACAAAGAACGGATGCGTATGGCTCGCAAGTATGGCAGTAGGAAAAAGTATGCGACAGATAAACGATTGGATGAATCAACGTCGAAACTTAAAAGCCCACCAGATGGCTACATCTTTGACAGGTAAGTTAGGTCCTAAAGCACAAATAGCTGCATTTAATCAATTACATGAATGGTTAGATGATATGCCTTATGGTGATTCAGTTGCATTACGTTGTGATTCAGCAAATCCTGAAAAACAATTTCAAATATGGAAAAAATGGTTTTTAAAGAAATCTTCTAAAAAATGGAAAATAAATGAAGAACATAAATCTTTTTTTTATAAATGTATATAAAATATAAATAGACTTTCTTAAACAAATGATCGCTTTAATTCGTCCATTGCTTTTTAAATTTGTTAATACTCCTCAAGTCAAGCAATTGATTATTGATTTATTAACTAAACTTGCCGATTCAACTGATAATACTGTTGATGATAAAGCAGTTGTATTTATAAAAAATGGTTTATTCCCTGGAGCAAAACAATCTAAATAGCAGTAAACCACCAAACAGCTCCTTCTTCTTTATTAACGTAATTACGTAAATCAAATGCATCATGCTTATTTAGTGTGATGCATTCTCTATGTCCATGTAACTCATAGCACATGTTTACAGTTATATTTTGATTTCTATTAAGTGTCATAATCTTATACTAATCAGTAGCAGTTAATTATTACAAATGCCAGAGAAGAAAGATGCGGAAATCCTAGAAGAAAAAAAGGATGAAAATAAAAAAAGTTTACTAAAAAAAATAACTGATGCAGTTCCAGATAGAGAAGAGCAATTTGAACTTGTTGGTTTAGGAGTCAGATTATTTCTGTTGACTTGGGCTACATTAATGTTGTCATTATCATATCTAGATTTAAGTAAGCTTGGCATACCACAACAAAAAATAGATCCAACCTTTATAGCTTCGGTCTTTGTCGGATTGGCAAGTTCCTTTGGAGCTTCTATTACACAAAAAGGAAAAGAAAATGGAGGTAAAGCAAATCAAGGTATAACTGCTGCACAAATGAAAGAAATACTAGGTAATTCTCAAATAGTAAGAATTGAACATCCTCCTTTAGTAATTAAGGCAGAAACATCTAATAAAGATTCTAAGTATCAGATGTAAAAATTAAAATTATGGATTTTTATATTAAAGATTCAAATATACAAGGTAAAGGATTGTTTACTAATAAAGTAATTAATCCTTTAGAAATTTTACCTATTGCTAATTTATATGATAAAAATAATAAATTTCAATTTGATAAAAGAGGTAGATCTTTAGGTCCCATGGGGTTTGTAAATCATTCATCTAATTCAAATTGTCATTTACATTATTTATCTTCTGAAAATGGTTATTTTTTACGTGCTCATAAAAGAATAAACCCAAAAAGTGAATTAACTATAGATTATGATTTTAATCCTGATGGTTTAAAAAAAGCTTATGAGTATAATCCACCATTAGAATAAAAGAACTTATATCTTATTATTAAAGAGGAAGATAATTAAGGAGGTTTATTCATGAACAGTCCACTTTATATTCCTAATTGGCAATATCATTCAAAGAAAGATATAACACTTGATTTCGTTAGAAAAGAAAATATGCTCCGTAGAGCTTTACATCGAGCAAAGACAATTGTAAAAAAAATCAGACGAATTTAGATGCTATAGACTTTTAGTTAAGTAATGTAAATAGTTAAAATGTGGAAATTACTTTCATTTTTGATATTAATATTTAGTCCCCTTTCAGCTCGTGCAGATCTGATTCATCGTCTATCAACTAGTACGCAATTAAATGTAGGAGGAGCTAGTACAACATCTGAACGCATCGGTTCAACTTATGCAGTTTCTGGATCTAATATCAAAGTTGCATCTAGTGATGATCATTTTGGAAAATTATTAGCACCTAGCAATAATGCAGCTGCAACTCTTGATGCTGGTACATATGACATAAATACCGCAGGATCTGCATTCAGTTTTTCGGAAAGTTTCACAGCAGGAGATGCCGTAAATCCTATCGGTACAGGTGTGGATGTCACCAGCGGAGTGGTGGCTGACATGCCAGCTTTTGGTAATACCACCACGCAATCGGGCGGTGTGGCAGGTTCACTCGCAGGTACCATTTTGAGTTCGGGAGTCATGACCTTAACCGCAGGAGGTGCAAACACTTCAGCCGTAGGCCAATTCGTAAGTGAAATAACCGTTAAGTAGTAGTCATGAAGCGGCTTTTACTGCTTTTATTATTAGCACCAATCCCTGCTTTTT